AACCATCTATTGACAGCCTATAATGCTCAGACCTTAACCAATGATGAAATTGATTTGGTAGAATTTATACAGCCAGTCATTGCATGGAGGTCCGCAGAGGATGCCGTATTCGGATTAACATACCAATTAAAGAACAAAGGCCTTCAAACTCAAAACGGAGATTATTCTGCAAGCGTATCCCGTAGTGAGGTAGCCTTTGGCATGGAGCACTATGCACAGAAAGCTAGTTTTTTTGAGCAGAGATTGATCAGATGGCTACTAGCTAACAAGGCTTTGTTCCCGATCTTTACATCAGCTCAGAATACTGATACCGACCTACGGCCTATGTTCAATCATTGCTCATGCATCAATGAATGGACCACAACCTGCACAGGGCTATGTGGTAACTTCCGAGAGAATGGCTACAATAACAGCATCTTAATTCTGTGAGGGCACAGCTCAGCATATTATTACAATCAATACAGCTCCATTGGGCAGCACTAATAGGTACTATTATGACATTTTTCATGCCTATATGGGGGCTATTATTTTTAATTGGTTTTGCTATTTCATTAGATACCATCACAGGCATCTGGAAGGCCAAAAAAACAAAGGTACCCATCACTAGCAGGGCAGTTAGGGCTATTGTGCCTAAGTTTTTCCTTTATGAAATTACCGTTATTTTGTTTTATTTAATAGATTATTTTATCTTAAATGATATTGTTATAAAGTTTTTTACTGTACCTTTAATGCTAACCAAAGTAATGGCATTGATATTGGCATCCATTGAGGTTATTAGTATCAATGAAAATTATAAAGCAGTGCAAGGCATTGACCTCTGGCAAAGTGCTAAGAGGCTAATGAGTAGAGCAAAAGAAATAAAGCAAAATACCAGCGAAATATGTACACCAGAGAACAAATCGAGCGAGCTGTAAAGCAAAAAGGTTTAAAATGGTTTGAGGATACGGCAAATAAGGGCTATGATGTTAACATTGTAGGCATCCGAAACAATGCACCATCCATAGCTGATAAGGTTACGAATGTTTTTGATGATCATATTACCATCAGCTACAAGGATAGCCTAGGTAACTGGCAGTTTTTCTGCTGGAATGCTACAACTGATCCAGGGAAAAAGGGAGTACAGCAATACCACAATGCCAAAGGGGTGGCTCGATTAGTGCCAGGGCAATATAGAGCTACATGGTGCATCGATAAACACCAGGGCAAATATGAGGCTCTTTGTCAGAGGCTAGGAGAAGTTACTGTATGGAGGGATGGTAATAAGGATCTCAAATTTGATGAGGTAAAAACCGACAGGGGTATCTTTGGTATCAATATTCATAAGGCAGGTACTGACAGCACCTGGGTAGAGAACTGGAGCGAAGGATGCCAGGTATTCAAGAGGGTTAAGGACTTCGAAACCTTCATGTTTATATGCAAGAAGGCCGCTAAGATTCACGGGAATAAATTCTCTTATACATTATTAGAGATATGAGATACCTAATACCTTTAATATTATTGATATCCTGCTCAGCTCCTAAGAGAGCTCAGTATCATTACAAGCGAGCCCTGGCCAATGGGCTTAAAATTGAGCAAAGTAGTGATACTATCCAGGTGCTGAAGGTGGACAGCTTCCCTGTTATTCAGAATGATACCATTGTATATGAGAAGTATATCGCATATCGCGATACGGTAATACAGACCCGTACAGTTACAATGCCTAAAACCAGATGGCAAACCAGGATAGAGTACCGTGAGAGGGTGAAAACATTAAAAATCAAAGGAGATACAGAAGTAAAGGTAATAAGAGAGCAGGCAAAAGCAGCAGCAGCAGTTAAAGAGGTAAAGTACAGGACAAGATGGTGGCCTTTTGTTGTTGGTTTGATCCTGGGATTAATCATACCTTACCTATTGCAGGGAGGCCTACTAGATAGGCTGGCCCTTTGGAGAAAAATATGATAAGAAAAAGATTGTTTTACGACATTGAGACATCATTCAATGTTGGGGTATTCTGGAGAACAGGGTACAATATCAATATAAACCCTCAGGATATAATCCATGAGAGGGCCATCATTTGCATTTGTTATAAGTGGGAAGGTGAGGAGGAGATCCATAGCCTAACCTGGTCAAAGAGTCAGAGCGATAAGGCCATGCTGAAGGAATTTACCAAACTATTGGCTCAAGCTGATGAGATAGTAGCACATAATGGGGATAGATTCGACCTTAAATGGATACGCACAAGAGCGTTAATACATGGCATTGATGTTATGCCTCATCCGAAAACAATTGATACCCTTAAATTGGCTAAAAAGTACTTTAATTTCAATTCAAATAAGCTCGACTATATAGCCAAGTTTCTTCAGGTAGGGGCAAAGATGGAAACGGGAGGCTTAGATCTATGGAAAGATATAGTATTTCGTAAAGATCAGCAGGCCCTGGATAAGATGGTGGCCTATTGTAAGATGGATGTACAGGTTCTTGAGAAGGTATTTAATAAGATCCAGGCATATACATTACCTCAGCACAATTATGCCGTACAGCATGGAGGAGATAGGTATGAATGTGTAGAATGTGGAGGAACTAACTATCAATACAACAAAAAGGTAGTAACCAGAGCAGGCACCGTACACCATTGGGTAAAATGTAGGGACTGCAAAAGCTACAATAAGCTCAGTCAACTGGTATTTAGTAAATATCAGGAGTACATCTACAGAAAAAAGAAAAATATTTTCTAGCTAATTCCTTTATTTTATAAGGGTTTCAAAAATAATTTGTTAAAAAATGCAAAAAATGTGCATAAGCTATTGCATATATGAAAATGTTAGTTACCTTTGTAAGGTCAATGAGACGCAAAACCCATAAAAAAAACGTTATGAAAACAACAGAAATTAGAATTGAAAGAACAAAGAGCTACGGACATTACCGAGTAACTGGAGTAGTAGAAGGTACAGAAGTATCTTGCATCACTACCAATAGTGAGGCATTTGATTACCTTAATGATTATGAGGATGCTGAGAAACAAGCTGAAGCTCAAGCTCATTGTGAGATGATTTTAGAATTAACCTTTGAAAACCTATAGCCATGAAAGATCCTTACCTAAACAGCTTACTCAGCTTTATTGTGTTAGTCGGCATGACAGCCGTAATGTATTACTCTTTAATTTTTTCGATATGTGGATCAATATAACAGACGATAGCGAAAGAAATGAATTTCAAGCTGAATTCGAGATCTTTAATTATTGTGGAGATTTTAAATTCAGAATGTTCAGAGATGAGACCTTTGATATATATGATGTGGAGGCACGCACATCAGAAGGTGATGACTATACCTTGAATGATGTACAGATGGAAGGCCTTAACTATTGGCTTCAGGAGCTTATCAATGAGCAAGGTATCCGCTACGACAATGGATCAAGAGTGCATGAGTGGGATGAACACTGGACTTGCGGCCTATGAATTTATACGAGATGGCCAGATGGTGGCGGAAGCAGAGCCTACCCCATGACAGGGGGGGCTCATTTGATATAGAACTTTATTTACAAATTTTAAAAACCAAATACGAATGTTTAGATTGTTATACTATGCAGGCGGAAGCCTCAGAGAGAGTTACTACTTCCCAAGTGAAGCCCTTGCAAACTGGAAAGCCAGAGAGCTCTATAGATTAGGTACCCATAGATTAGGTCATTTTATAATTGAGAAGCTATGAACGAAGAGAGATTTAAACTAGCAACAGACCTTAACCAGGATATAATTGATATCATTGAGGAGTATCAATTGAATGTACCTAAACGCACCCCAGAGATAGCCTTTAAACGTTTTTTCCTGTACAACTTCCTGCACAAACGCAGGCACCTATCCACCACAATGATTGGTAGGATGTTTGGAAAAAACCATGCAAGCGTTATTCACGGGATTAAAGAGCATGAATATTGGTGGAAAAAAAAGGATCCTTACTACCTCAGAGCTGTCTATCCATTGCCTGAGCTAATCAACCACAGCAGAGAGGATGTTAATAGCTATGATGTGAAGGTCATGCACCTGGATGATCAGGAGGTAAGGCTCACCATTACCGGTGTTTTTTCTCCAAAGATGTTAACATCTATTGAACAAGTCATGCAACGTGAAGAAATTGGCCGTATATTTACCCCATCATAATTATAATGTGGGTTATAATTGAAGGGAGTCAAGGCTCCCTTTTTTTGTCATGACAGCATGACGATGTGCCAATTCTCTTTATATACCCCCCTTAAGATATGAGTAACTTTTTTTTTAAAACTTTTGCAAATTTATCGTCATATCGTCATGAAATCGCTGAAACGTAAGCCTGTATTGATTTATAGCCATGACGATAAAAAAAATTTATCGACATTTGTCGGTAGTATTGTGTCATTAATTATATTTGTACCCTATGTATAACCCCACAATTTCAGTTTTCCGAAGCCTATTTAATAGTAAGGAGACACCATTCAAGCTCACAGCTCTAGAAGTATACAACCGTATTAAGCAAGGCAATCCTGATATAATTGCCAAAATTAAACGGGTAAGGGCTGGAGATCCTGAGAGCAAAAACCAGCTAATGGCCATTATGTTCAATGGCACCTTCAATGAACGGAAGGATGATGGCCTTGTAAACCATTCAGGGCTTTGCATCCTGGACTTTGATAAGTACCCTAATGAGAAGGTACAGCAGGAGGAAAGAAAGAGGCTCATGGAATGCCCGTATGTTTATATGTTATTTACCTCCCCATCTGGTAATGGTCTGAAGGTAGTCATTAGGATACCAGAAAGTGATAAATTTGAACACAAAAGAAGGTTTAAAGCATTCGAGCAGTATATACAAAGTGATTATTTTGATACGGCCAATAGTAATGTAAGCCGTGTATGTTTTGAATCGTATGATCCAGAGGCATACCTTAATGAATTCTGCGAGGTATATACAGGAATATCTGAGGATGTGGGATATCATGTATCTGAGAAGCTCCCAGTATTGGCCATTACTAATGAGGATAGGATCATTGACCTCATTATGCGGTTTGATCATGGTATATTTGAGCATGGCAGGAATAACTGGATATATAAGGTAGCCTGTTGCATGGCTGAGTATGGAGTGGATGAGTATGCTGCTAAGGATTACCTCCAACAATATCAACAGGAGGGTTTTACCTTGCATGAAATAATGGTTACAATAGGGAGCGCATACAGAAAGGCACCTTTTGGGACCCGTTACTTTGAGGATAACAGTACAGTAAAGAAAGTAAAGATAAAGCTCCAGGATGGTATTAGTGAAGATGAGATACAGAAGCAACTAGGAGTGAATGGCGGTATCATTGAGAGCGTTAAAAAGGAGGTGCAGAATGTGGATGATGTTTTTTGGCAAAATGATGGAAAGAAATTAACCATCTTACCCCATGACTATGCCAAATTTTTGCATAAGCACGGATTTGCTAAGTATTACCCAGAGCGAAGCAATAAGCCTACCTATGTATATATCCAAGAAAACAAGGTACAGGAGAGCTCGGTGGAGCTTATAAAGGATTTTGTGCTGAAATACCTCCTAAGTAAGGATGAACTGGATGTATATAACCATTGTGCTAAAAGTGCTCAGCTCTTCACTGAGAGCCATATCAATATGCTGGAAAGTATTAACATGAAAATACTCCAGGATAGCAGGGATGTATCATATATCCCATTCCTTAATGGAGTGGTAAGGGTAACTAAGGACCAATTAGATCTGCTTTCATACATTGATATTGATGGATATATCTGGCATGAGCAAATCATTAAAAGAAATTTTACCCGATTAGATTCTCATGCTAATAATTTTCAGGATTTTGTACATAAGGTATCAGCCCAGGATAGTGAACGTATCAAAGCAATGGAAAGCACCCTGGGCTACCTGATTCATACCTTTAAAGATAAAACCGACCAAAAAGCAATCATATTTAATGACCAGGAGATTGATGATAACCCAAACGGGGGGAGTGGTAAGAGCTTGATGCTTACAGCCATTGGGAATATCCGTAAGATTATTAAGATAGACGGAAAGGCATACAACCCATCTAAGAATGACTTTGTGTATCAACGAGTGAATCTAGATACCCAGGTGCTGGCCTTCGATGATGTGAGAAAGCATTTTGATTTTGAGCAGTTATTTAGCCTTATCACGGAGGGCATACCAGTCAACCGAAAAAATAAAGATGAAATATACATACCATTCGAGCGATCACCTAAGATTGTTATCACTACCAACTATGTGATATCTGGAGCAGGTACCTCACATGACAGGAGAAGGCACGAAATTGAGTTCTTTCAGTACTTCAATAGCCAACGCAACCCACAGGATGAATATGGTAGGTTATTATTCGATGAATGGACAGCCTCAGAGTGGACAGCATTCGACAATTATATGCTAAATAACCTACAGATGTACCTACAGAATGGCCTATTAAAGAGTAAATCAATCAATGCGGATGCTAAGAGATTTATACAGAGCACCTGTAAGGAATTCTATGATTTCGTGATGGATGGCAACATCGGG